GCGAAGCGTTACTGGCCGAAGCCCAGTGGGATGAGGGCGCTGCGTCAGTTGGGATCATCGGCGGGCACATGCGATCCATCCGAGACATGGTTGACGACTACATGGTTACTTATAGCCCGGAACGAATCGAAGGGTGGGCGCGAAGCATCTACTTAGGTCAAGAAACCTTGGAGAATCTGGAAGCCGACTTTGCTGCCACGGCTAAGAGCATGTTCCCAACACTGTCCGACAAGATTGACCGCGGGTACACGGTGCGTGATGTCTTCGACCCGTATGCGGAACACATTGCGGGGATGTTGGAGTATCCGTCAGGGGCGAGCATTGATTTCTTGAACGACCCACGGTTCACGCCGATCATCGACTATGCGACGGCGGATGGTGACCGGCGGGCAATGACTTTGTCGGAGACCTCCGAGTACGTCCGCAGTTTGCCGGACTGGTTGCAGACAACGAAGGCTAAGACTTCGGCGCAACGGTTCGCTGACTTTATTGGCCGCAAGTTCGGGAGGGCAGCCTGATGGCTATTGACATCATCACCGGAAAAGTGTTTCAGCCCAAGTTTGAGGGTCAGCGCACCGCTGTTGATCTGGAAGCAATCATGGATGCAGAGGGCTTGTCTGCTGAGGAAGCGGTCGCTCAGGTGTTGGAGGAGCGGCACGCCGGCACCTATTACACGGCGACGGTTGCTGACGTCCAGGCCGAATACGACCGGCTGCACGAAGAAGCGTTGAAGGATGACCCGGATGCGGAACGTCGAGTCGTCACCCCAGAAGAGGCCGTTCAAGTTGAACAGCGGATACCCAATCTGGCTGCTCGGACGATGGGCCAGTTGGCTGGTGGCGGCACGAACCCGTTTCTGCGGACAGAAGCCGGGTTGGAGGCCTGGGTGCCTATCGACGCCCAAGGCAACCCGCTTGATTACGGCGTTCCAATAGATTCCGCGTATACCGCTTCACATGTGTTCAGCGGTGGCGACGACTTCGATGCTGGCGGCGGCACTGGCGGCGGCACTGGCGGAAGCGGTGGTGGTGGTCTAGTGCCCGTCGGAGCAAACGACACCCGTGACGCCAAATCAATCATCGAAGACGCCCTACGCAACTACGGCCTCGAAGGACTCCTAGACGACACCACGCTAGACCTCGTAGGCATTTGGAGACGCACAGACGACCTCGAAACCGTATGGGCCGCTGTGCGACGCTCCGACCCGTACAAGACGCGGTTCCCAGGGATGCAGCAACTAGCCGACCTGGGACGAGCCGTCAGCGAAGAAACCTACGTCGCCCTCGAACGGTCCTACGCCCAAACACTCCACCAATACGGAATGCCAGCCAGCTTCTACGACGACCCCTCCGACTTCGGAGACCTCATCGCCGGCGACGTATCAGTCGCAGAGTTCACCAACCGTGTCGCCTTGGCATCAGAAGCCGCCCAAGCAACAACCGGCGAAGTGCGTGACCAACTATCTGCCTATTATGGAATCAACGAAGGTGACATAACTGCCTATTACTTGGACCCGGAGAGAGCCACATCTATATTTGAAGAACGTGAACGATTGGGAGCAGCCCGGATCGGCGGCATAGCCGCAGAAACCGGATTTGGCACCATCGGCCGTCAAACCGCAGAACGCCTTAGGGCCGCTGGGGTTACTGAGACTAAAGCTCGTCAGGGTTTCCAGGAAATAGCGCAGTCCACCATCGCGGAAGAATCCGTGGGCGACATAGGTGATATCACCCGTACCCAACTGGTTGGTGCAGAGTTTGGTACCGACCCGGAAGCGGCGCGTCGCATAGAGAAACGGCGGCAAACCCGGTTGTCCAAGTTTGCTCAAAGCGGTGGTCCGGCACTAACCCAGGGCGGCTATATAGGGCTTGGTTCGGCCAAATAGTATCCCCGGTTAGTTGCCTTCGGACACGGGTTAGTGGGGGCTGTTATTGTTTCTTTTAGATGTTGACGGCCGCGGAATCTGAATCCGTGGGAGCTGCAACATCGACCACCACCCATCGGCCTCCCCGACGGGTGCGACAAGGGCAGGGAGTGAACATAGATGGCTGAGATGCAAGAGTCTGAGACTGTCGAACTAGAAGACGGCGACGAACCGAAACGCAGTTGGCGGCGGGATCTCGAAGACCGGGCGAAAACGGCGGAGACGAAAGCCTCCGAGTTGGAAACCCAGTTGGCAGGGTTGCAGCGGGCAGAAGCGTTCCGGTCGGCAGGAATCGACCCAACTGATTCACGTCAATCATATTTCGTAAAAGGGTATGACGGCGAAATCGAGTCGGAAGCGATCCGAACGGCAGCAGTCGAAGCAGGGTTCATCAGTGGTGAACCTGGCGGAGATACGCTTCCTGACAATGTGGTGGCTCTCCCGGGTTCGGGGGATGTAATCACTTTGCATCAGGAGTTGGCTGCACAGCAGAGGATCGCTGAGGCTGGGGTTGCTCCACCGGTTCAACCGGTCGATCTGAACACTCAGATCGGGGCTACGCAGAATGAAGCCGAGTTGAAGGCTTTGATGCGGTCGCATGGCTACGAGTTCGACGTTCAAGGATAAAGGCTCTCCCTTTCCCTTGGAGTAACAACTAGATGGCTTATACACAGAAGTCATCGCTTTCTAGCGATCAGGTAGCCTTCGAGCAGTTGGCGTATTTCGCGTACCGGTCAAACCCGTTGCATGATTCTTACGCTTCTGTGAAGGCAACACGTCAGTCCCATCGTGGTTCTGGTGTGACGTTCAACATCTATGCGGATCTGTCGCAGGCCACTTCGGCTTTGACAGAGACTTCGGATGTGACGGCCGTCGCTATGAGCGATTCAACCGTGACCGTGAGTCTTGTCGAATACGGCAACGCGGTCATCACCACGGCAGCCCTCAGAGGCCAGTCGTTTCTCAGCGTAGATTCCGATGCGGCAAACATCGTCGGTTACAACGCTGCTGACAGCATGGATCAGGTAGCAGCAGACGTTTTGCAGGCCGGTTCCAACGTGAAATACATCGGGCAGTCAAGCCGCGGTGCGATCACGTCGTCCAACACGATCACTTCGTCAGCTGTGCGTGAGCAGGTAGCGGCGTTGCGTTCGGCTTCGGTGCCTACATTCTCGGGTGGGTCGTACATCGGGTTCATTCACCCTGATGTTGTCTACGATTTCATCGAGGGGACAGCGGTCACGGATCTGCGTTCATTCCAGATTCGTCAGGACGCTGCCGGTGTCCGCCAGGGAAGCATCGGGGTGTTCGATGGAGTTGACTTCATTGAGACTCCGCGTGCACTTCTGGTGGCTGACGGTGGGTCCACGACAACCGATGTCTATGGCACGGTTCTGATCGGCCAGCAGGCGTTGGCGAAGGCTTACAGCACCACTTACGGGGAGAACCCGTCTGTTGTGTTCGGCCCGGTGACCGATTCGCTGCGCCGTTTCCAGCCGGTTGGCTGGTACAGCATGTGCGGTTACGGCCGTTTCAGGGAGGCTGCGATCCGTCGGATCGAATCAGCTTCCAGCATCGGCTCCAACTAGGGGTCGTGACGTTTATTGACGGGGGCCGGGGTCTGGCAAGCGCCTCGGTCCCCCGTCGATGAGCGAGAGGAGACGTGTCGTGGGTTACAAGGTGCGGAAGCCTCGGAGGCCGAAGCGGTGACTGACGGCAAGTATGCGTCGGTTGGTTTTTTGACGAAGCGCGGCGCGTCTAATCGTAAACCTGTTCTCAGGGACTCTGACGGCAAGGTCGGTGGGGTCCAAACCGAGCATTGGGATGGGCGTGTAGACGCCAAGGTTGTTCCTGCTTCGGTTGAACTTCGAGTCATCCAGGGAGGTGACCGGTAATGGCTGTTTCAGCCTCTGGGCTTTTTGTGCCCACGTTTTTAGACATTCTGGATGCGACACAGTTGGCGGTGAATACGGGGTCGGACACGTTCAAATGCGGAATGATTACGAACTCGGCTACCCCCGATTTTGATACTCACGACGAGTGGGCTGACCTGTCTGGCAACGAGGTCAGTGGCACCGGTTACACGGCGGGTGGTGCTGCGCTCACGTCGGTGACGTTGACGGGGTCGTCGGGGACGATCACGTTTGATGCCGCGGATGTGTCGTGGACTACTTCGACTATTTCTAGTGCCCGTGCCGCGGTTGTGTATGACGACACGTTGACGGGCGACAAGTTGGTGGCGTTGGTCGATTTCGGTGCCGACTACAGCTCTAGTGCTGGGACGTTCACGATCACTTGGAATGCGTCCGGTATTTGGACGCTGGATTTGACTCCGTAGGGGGCTGAGGTATGGCTACGAACTACCCGACGAGTCTGGATACGTCTTCGACGACGTTGCGGACCGATATTGCTTCGACTGACGACCTGGATGCGTCGGGTAAGGAGCATGATCTTCAGACGAACAATGTGAATGCTGCGGCGATTGCTGTGGAGACGAAGCTGGGTACGGGTGCGTCGAATGCTGCGTCGGCTACGGCTGGTCATGTGTTGACGCATTCGTCTGGTGGGGCTACGGCGTGGGCTGCTACTGGTGATGACACGACGAAACTGCCGTTGGCTGGTGGGACGTTGTCTGGTGCGGTGGTTGCTGCGGATCAGATCATCTCCCGTGCGGTGTTCAAGGATTACGGCGAGACAGCGGTTACGAACGCCACGTCGGGTGCGACGGAGACTCTCGACCTCGAATCCGGCAACGTGTTTGATTTGACCCTGAGCGCTAACTGCACGATCACCTTGTCGAACCCGCCCGCCTCGGGCACGTCTGGTTCGTTCACGCTGATTCTTCGCCAGGACGGCACCGGGTCTCGGACTGTCACCTGGCCTGCCTCAGTTGACTGGGCTTCTGCTACCGCTCCAACACTCACGACGGATGCTTCAGCGGTTGACGTGCTCACCTTTATGACGGTGGACGGTGGGACGACTTGGTTGGGGTT